CTGATCCATGCCGATGTCGAAGCCCAGCGCCGGCACGAAGATGCCGCTTGCGTACTGATCGCTGATCTTCTGCGGAGCGTTGAACAGGCCAGCAGCGGCCTTCACCATCGAACCATTTGCGGCCGGATCCCACACGACTGCGCGCTGACCGTCGCGCGGCGCGGCTTCCTGATCGAGGCGCGTGCCGGCGGCCAGCAGCGTTGCGATGTCGCTCGGCGTGGTGCCAGCGGTGCCCACCTGATTGGCGACCGTGGTGTACAGACCGAGACCGTCGAGGTCGATCTTGTTGGCGATCGTCGCCATCGCCGGCGCGAGGTAGCGCTCCGCGAAGTCGTCGATGTTCAACGTCAGTTCCTGAGACGAAAACTGGAAGTCGACGTGGAACTGCGTGTCGAGCGTCACCGGAATGACGGTTTCCACCACGTTTTCGACAGCCAGCGCGGGGCCGGTCGTGCCGACGAAGCGAACCGGCTTACGCACGTTCACCGTCGAGCCGATCTTTGCGCTCTTGACGGCGAATTCGTCGCTGTATTCCTTGTTCACGCGCGACGAGAACGCCAGGTTGTTTTCGAGGATCATCAACGACTTGTCGAGGATCTTGCTGGTATTGAGAAGGGTATTAGCCATTTTTCAGCCTCATTTGGAGCCGTGTTTCTTCCACCACGCGATCTGCTCTGCGGCCGTGGCGAATTCCTCGGGCTCGACAGGTGCGGACCGTCCGCCGATCGGGTTGATCGGTGCGGGGGCGTTGGAAACGGGTTTGGGTTTGGCCTGACCGACCGTCGATTCGAGACGGGCCAGTTCAAGCGCCATGCGCAACGGAGGAAGGGACAGCAGGCGCTCAGCGACTTCCGGGTTCTGGCCCAAGTGGTGCAGCACCTTGTGGCCGGCATCCATCGCCGTGACGGCTTCGAGAAACTCGGGCGATGCGCCGCCGAGCATCTGGAACGTGCGCAGCGACGAATCCCACTCGTTACCGAACTCGCCTTTGCCGGCGTCGAACACCTTGTTGCAGGCGTCATCGAACTTCTCTTGCTGGATGAGGCGCTTCGCTTCGGCCCGCACCTCGTCGGCCCGCACCTCGTCGGCGCTCATCTGCCGTTGCTGGGGCTGCTGCGAGTTGTCAGCAGGTTGCTGGTACTGCCGCAACTGCTGTTCGAGCGCTTCACGCTGCCGCTTTTCCTCGTGTTTCTCCCGCGTGAGCTGGTCGATGCGGCGTTGAACCCAGTCGTTCTTGGGCTTTTCCTGCTGCGTCTGCTCGACTGCTTCCGTGGTTTGCCCGGCGCCCGGTTCCGTGCTGACTTCAGCGGGCTGTTGCGCCTGTTCCGTGGAGGCCGTAGGCGTGACGTTCTCTACTTCGGTTGAAGCGTTCTCATCGGTTTGCATGGACGTGTCCAAGGATTGAGCCCGGTGATGCCGCACCGGTACGGACCAAAAGAAAAAGGCCCGCTCTCGTGAGAGAAACGGGCCTTCTGGAAATCTGAAAACGATTAGTGGCTGGTGATCTCAGCCGTGCAATGAGCGCAGATGAGCGCGTTCATTGCGATGTGAAACGTGAGTGATCCGCATTGGCAACGCGTGTATCTGACATGCGCGCCGTGTTTCTCATAGAGCGCATCGCTCACGTCAGGGGAAAAATCCTCCTCGCCGGCGAGCAATAGGCTTGTATCGCTCATGGCTCGGAACGGAGTCATCAGCGCTGGCCGCCGATGATGTATTGCTCGGTCGTCGGTGTGAGCGAGCCAGCCGTGGTGTTCACGAACTGGATGGCCAGCGTGTTCGCCGCGGAAACGCGCACATTGCCGATCGACAAACCCACCTGATGCGATGCCTTGTTCACGTCGATGGAATCACCGACCTGGAGGCCGGGAACCGTGAACGTCTGCTCCGCGGTCGTGTTCGCGCCGACCGCAGCGGGCGCGAGCGTCTGGACGATGCGATAAAGCCCAACGATCGGCGTCGTGCTGCCGAGGTCTTGGAGGATTCCTGGATAGCCGGCCATGATCGATTCCCTATTGAGGTTGAGCGGGCAAAGAAAAACCCGCGCTCGGCGGGTTCGGTTGGGGTTGATTCTGCTGCGCGCCCGGCGGCGCTGCGGAAGGATTTCCTTCCGGCGCTCCGGTCTGCATCATCTGCATTACGACCTGCGTCGCGACATGCGCGACCAGCTCCGGATCGAGCGGCTGGCCGAGTGCCTGAAGGCGCTTGGTTTCAGCGTCATAGGCCTTGATGTCCGTTTCCTGCTGATCCTTGCCGCTGCGCGCGTTCTGAAGCTCGGCCGTCAGATGCTCGATCATCTGGCCCATCTGCTGCATCTTCTGCTCCATGTCCTGCTCTTGCGGGCTCGGGCCTTCGCCGAGGATCGCAGCCGGGATCGTGCGGTGCAGACGTTCTGCAACCTCATCGGCCATCGGGAAATCCGCAGCCTTGAACAGCAGATCGCCCGCGACCTTCATCAAGTCCTGATCCTGCGACATGATCTGCGTGAGCGCATGGAACGCTTCCTGCCGGCGCGTCTCATAGTTCGGGCCAACCTCGACCGTCACGTCATAGCGGCCAATGCCAGGGTTGTAGATCAGTTGCGCGGCCTGTTCTGCGCTCAGCTTCGAGTTATCGGCCGGCGCCTGCTGCGCATTGCCCTGCTGGTCGCCGACTGCATGCGGCTGTTGCGGATTGATCTGCGCGAAGTCCTCGCTTCCGTCTTCGCCGACGATCCGAACCACGCGCTGCGTGTCGTAAATCTTCGGGATGAGGTCGACCATGATGCGGCCGGTGTAGCGGATCGCGCGCGCCACGTTGTCGATGAAATGGTATGTCGCCTTGTCGCCCTGACGCTGACGCGCGGCAATGGCAACGCCAGCATCGGCATTCGACGGCGCGCCGAACTGCTCCTGATACTGGCCCGATGTCATCATCAGCTCCTGCTGTGCCGTTTGCATGGCTTGCAGGTACGCGGAAGCCCCTACGGGAGGCTGCTCGCGCATCGGGCGCTCAATGGCACTGCCATCCTCACGCAGCCCGTTGTAGGGCAGATACGCCTTGTTATCTTTGTTCGCATTCGCCCACTCGTCCTCATAGCCTTCGATGGCTTCGACAGGTGCGACGTACGGCGTCTTGGTTTGCAGCGCGATGTATTCGACGTTGGCCGAGGTCATGTAGTTGTACATGCGCTGGCCGTCTTTCATGTTGCGCGTGTGGCCCTTGCGCTCGACCTTGCCGTTGATGACGATTTCCTCGCCCACCACGCGCACGATTGGCAGATAGCGGCCCAGCCATTCCTTGCGGTCGATGATCTTGTCACCGGCGATCTTGAACCACTGGAAATGCGGCTCGGTGATCTCGCGCTTCTTCACGCTGTCGTCGGCCAGCAGAGCCTTGCGCTCGTCTGCGTCGCCCACTTCAGACAGCTTCATCGGCCCATTCACAGGGTGATTGATGAGCATGTCCGTTTTCTCGGCGCGGCGGAAGTATTCGCACACGCGCACATGATCCTTATCCAGCCACGGATCGCCTGTCTCTTCCATGGGGAATGTGACGCTCGCCGGATCTTCATCCGGGTACTGCGCCTCGTATTCCTCTTTCGGCACGTCCTCGAACACGAAGCCGAACTTCGCGTCAGCGCCATCAGCAGACTGAATATCCGGGTCAAGATAGACGCTCAGCGGGTCTTTCACGCGCCGGATGAAGATTTCCTGTTCGAACGAGCCGTCATGCGCATATTCGGTCACGACGCGCCAGTAACCGAGCCCGCCCTGCACTGCAAACTCGGTCGCCGTGTCGTATGCGATCTCGGCATGCGAGTTGTACTCGATGTGCCGCATGATGCCGTCCAGAATCTTCGCGATCTGGATATCGGCCTGACCGTCGATCGGCAGCGTCTTGATGCTCGGCTTGTTCTGCTTCGCGTCGTTGATGATCTGCAGGTTGTGCTGGCGCACCTTGTTGATCGTCAGGCATGGGCGCTGGTCGCCTTCGCGCGACTGGCGGATCTGGTCCGGCCACTGCCAGTTGTTATCCGGATCACCGTTGGCGAACTTCATGTCTTCGACGAACAGCTTGCGGAATGACGACTCGGCATCATCGCAACGAGTGAAACGATCCTTGGCTTCCTTGACGATCGGGTCCAGCCCGCTCGATTCAGCGTCGTCGGATTTGCGTTTGCGTGCCATTGATCAGCCCATCCAGGCGCCAGCACCATGCACGGTGCGGCGGATTACAGGTTTCGAAGGCTTCGGAGCCTTGCCAGCACGTCGGGCGCCCTCGCAGGCATAGCGCAGCGCGTCGATCACGTGGTTGTCCTTGTCTTCGAGAATCGGCAGGATCGCCCCGGTAAGCGGGTCTTCCTTGTATTTGTAGAGCGTGAGTTCGTCGATCAGATGCTTGCACCGCGGGTGAACGACGATGTCGAACGACTTCAGGAACTCGACGCCTTCTTCCAGCGATTTCGCGCCCTTGATGGCCGCGCGAATCTTCGGGAAGCCGTTCTTCTGCATGTGGCTGATCGTCTCCGGCCGCGCGGAGTCGGCCGTGATAGGCCACTTCTCGGCGTCCGGCACGCTCATGAACAGCTCGGGCAGGTTCACGATCTCACAGCCCACCATGTAGGCCTCATAGTCGACATACAGGCGGTTCCCTTCGATGTCGCAGCGGATCAGTACGGACGGATCGACGGAGAAGCCCCAATCGGCGCCCAAACGATGCACGGTGCCCGCCGGCCGCTCGAATTCCTCGACGCTCCAGTTCTTGAACACGCGTGCTTCGCTGTTCTGGCGGTATTTGCCGAGCCACACATGCGCGTATTTGTCCGGATCGCGGCGCTTGTCGAACTCCATTTCTGCGCGCAGCTCATCAGGCAACCATGGGTTGTCCATGTAATTCGCCTCGACGACCGCAGCATCAGGCGGCAGTTCTTCACCGCGAAGCAGCATGTCGATCGGATCGGTCGGAGCGTCCGGATTCCAGTCGAACCACAGTTGCGAACCTGGTTTGCGGATCGTCGGGCGCAGCAGCGTCAGGCTCTTTTCGCTCGCCTTCTGAGCCTCGGCGAACCATGACCGATCGAAGCCCTCAAGCGACTTGATGGAGTCGGCCGTGTGGTTCTGCATGCCCTCGAAGATCGTCACACCGCCATGCCGGGTAAGGATGCGGCGGTCCTGAACGTCGAAGTAATAGCCGGCGTTGTAGGTCTGGATCTTCGATTCAAGCAGCTTCTTCACCGAGAACTCAAGCGACTTGAGCGTTTCCCGGATGCAGACGAAATCGAGCTTTTCACTGACGCTTTCTTCAAGCCATAACTCGGCGAAGAAGTTGGATTTACCGGACCCGCGACCACCGTGCGCTCCCTTGTATCGTGCCGGCTTGAGAAGCGGCAGGAACGCGCGCGGCGTGTCGATGACCAGGTCGCTCATTTCGGCAGCAGCTCGTGATCTCCAGGCTCGCGCGGGTCGATGACCTTGCGCGTCACGGTCTGGAACTGAACAGGTCCACCGTCAGGACCAGTCAGAGAATGATCCACCTTGTCCCGCCAGTCCTCTTTCCGGCGGTTCTTCAGCCAGAAGATCTGTGCGGTGACGTTGCCGCCGACTGCGTTCTTGTAGAGCGCGCCAACTACCTTCGCATCGGCCTTGTGCTTGCCGGTGCTCATCGCCTCGGCGAAACACTCGTGAGTGACCTTCCAGTCAGCCACGGTGCGCAATCCAACGCCGAGGAATCCGGCAACTTCAGCGTCCGTCGCCCCGAGCAGGCAATAGTTCATCGCCAGTTCAGCGTACTCGGGCTTGTACTTCGACGGACGGCCGGCCATGGCTTAGATCACTGCCTTGACGTGCGTGTAGATCGCGTCGAGTTCATCGATGAACACACGCTCGCCGTTGCGCAACTTCGCGAGGGCGTTGGCGAACTTGGCTTCGAGCAGCATCAGGTGCGACTCGCGTGGGAGCGGCTCGACGGCTTCGGCAACCGGCTCAACTGCGGGCTCGGGAGCGTCGATCACAGGCGCATCAACCGTCGGCGTCGAGTTCACCAGCACGTTACCGGTAGTGGCAGGCGTGGCAGCACCAGCGGGCAACGTGCTGGCATCGGCGTTTGGGACTTCAGCCGATGAGGGCTCGGGCGTAGTGCTCGTGGTAGAAGCCGCTGACGATTCCTGCGACTCCCCCGCCTGCGCCACCTCGGGCGCCTGAACCGGCTCGCTGCTGCTCGGCGCTGCGTCGTCTTGTGCAATCGGATCGCTCATCATTCACTCCAAGGATTGAGAGGTGCCACGGCCCGCGTCGTGCAGAGTTCCGGCATGCCGGCGGAGACCCACGACTTCCAGAACGTCCGAAGCTGCCGCGGTTAGCGCACTCACGGCTTGCGGAAGAAAGAAACGAAAAAGCCCCGCTCAGTTCGCACTGGCGGGGCTTCTCGATGGGGATTTGGTTTTCTCTGGGCGCGACTCGCCCAACTGATGCGCAGGATAGTCGATAGCTATCGGGTTTACAAGTCCTTTTTATTCGGACCGGAATAAGCAGCTGCACGCACGATCGCACGGCGAGTTGCAGCGCATGGGTCGCCGTCGTCTCTTTCATCACAGACGAAGTCGCCTAACAGCATCCTCGCAGTCGTCATCGTCTCATATCGAAGAACGCTGATATCCAGCTTAACCGCCAGCCGCAAAGCATCGCCGTCGTCGGTGAGAGGATTCCATCTTGTTCCATTGTGCCAATCCAGCACAGCGTTTCCCATAACGTCGAACCCGGTATTCCCTCGACCACCACCGTTCGTTTCAGATTTATCGATCTTGATTCCTGCCGCCTTGGCAGCAAGTTCCAGCAGCGTCCTATCGTCCATTTTCCATCTCCGATTGCTGGAAGGCATTATGCAGCAAGACTGCAAGCATCCCGCTCAACTAGCCCAGCCGCCACCATCTGCGGGCACAGAATCGCCTTGGCGCGCGCATATTCGGCTTCCTGATCGCCCGCAATACGCACGCTGGAGAAAACCTGAGCGCCAGAGGCAAAGTTTCGACACGCGGTGTTGATCGCAACCCGCGCGCGCAGATCGAGCTTCAGGATCATCGGTTCAATTACCCGGCCGACGCCCTTCTTGCGCTGCCACTCGACCTCTGCATCCAGGTCGTCGTATTCCATCCACTGCCGCGACGTGCGGAACTGGGCGCATGTGCTGTCGAAGGCTGAATAGTCCGTTCCGGGGTTGTAGCCTTGGCTCCATTCGTACCAGTCCAGTAGCAGTTCGTCGATTCGATCCATGTTCAACCTCAGCGCGGAGTGTTAGTGGCGCGGTACGCAGCCATAAAGACGGAGTTGTTCCGGTACGGTCGAATGAAATCGCGATACCAGGCGTCGTATGCTTCCTTCGGTGTTTTGCCACCCCCACGCGCGCCGTGTCCCTCACACTCCCACCAGCGCAGTCCAAGCGCAGAGACATCGAGCCAGCCAATCAGGCTGTTCCAGCGACGGCCAATCTGCAATTGGATATGCGGCCGGTATGTTCTGCGTGCCATGCTCATTCCCCGTTGTTCGTGCCCGTATCGCAGGGTCCAGCGGCCGAGTGCGCGTCGGCGTGGCGTGAGGCTCAGATGAACCAGCCTTTTGCTTTCTCCCAGAAAGACCGGTCACGCGCAGTTTCAATCGTCACGCCGTAGCAAGCCTTTATTTTCGGCACAGGCTCAGGATCGGGTGCTTGCTCGAACCAGTCGCCATCATGACCACATGCGGGCTTGACCAAGCAATTCGCTGAGCGCATCAGATCGCATGAGGCATTTTTCCGTCCATAGACTGGATCGACAGGTGCAGACGGATGGATGCACATAGGAAAGGTCGGTCCAAAAGGAATTGCCGCTGCGACCATATGCTTGCAGTCTTTGCACAGTTTCATGCTGCTCTCCTGTGTGATTGCTGCTGATCCCGCCAAGCCACAAACGGCCGGCGAATGAACTTGTGGAAGGCCTCGGCCGCGCCCGCGTTCTCCGCGAGCTCGCGCCGGCTCTCGACCTGGCACGCCTCGCGGATGAACTGCGCGGCTTCGTCGACGGTCGGCTCGCGCGGCGGCACGAGGTACTGGCTCACGAAGGCGCGGAACTGCGGGTCGCGGGGCAACATGCCGGCGAGTTGGAGGATCGAGGCCATCAGGAAAAGATCCGGTTCATGTACCACGCACCGTAAGCGCGCCTGATGGTTTCGCCGTAGCCAACGCTGGCCCCGCCAATGCAAAACCACAGGCCTCCGACGCAGATCAGATTCGGCTTCATGGATCAAACCTCCAAGGGGTCGAAAAGGGATTGCGGAAGATCGAGCGCGGTCTGCGGTGCCGGCGCGTCGATCTGCGTGATGGTCACGACAAGGCGCGCTTCGCCATCCGGTTCTGCGCGCTCTGCGAGGATCCGGCGCACCCACACGTCGTCTTCGAACGCGACTCCCTTCATCGCGTCGAGCGTGACCTTGATCGCGTTGTCGAGGTCGATCGAGCGCACGCCGTCATCCCATGCCGCGCCGAGCTTGCGCTGACGCTTCTGCCAGTCCTGCGGGCGGTGCGGGTACAGCGTGAGCGCGACAGCAACGCGACCGGCCAGTGGCTTCGTGCAGCCAGCGGCGCGCAGCAGGTGCGTTACATCGGACTTGAACGCCTTCGCCTCTGCCGACACGTAGGTCATCGCGACGCCCTTCACGACCCGCGTGCGCCAGTAGACGTTTGCCGAGACCGGCCATGGGAGCGTGACGGTCAGCATTGCGCCTCCAAATGCGCGTGCGCGCGCGTGAGTGCGGTCTTTGGGGCGTGCGGAAATTGGGTCATGCGTCTGTCTCCGAAAAATGGGGTTCGGCGTGTTCCGGGCCTGAAACCGGTGCGAGCGGCGGCTGCTGGCCGATCTCGCGGATGATTTCGAGCAGTTCGCCTTCGAGCTTCGCGTCAGCTTTGCCGCAGCGGCGCAGCGAAACGATTTGGTCGACCAGCAGCTTCTGGCGGTGCAACTCAGCCGTGATCGCGTCGTTCAACGCCGGGTTGGCGTTGAAATGGCAGCCGCAATACCACTTGCCGCTCACGCCATAGACGCCGAACAACGTGCAGCCGTACGCGGCGCAGAAATCGCTGGT